ATATATAAAACTTGTTAAAATTATTAATATGTTAAATATATATAAAAAATAATGACAGGAGGTTTACTAAATATTGTATCCTTTGGAAATCAAAATGTTATACTAAATGGAAACCCCAAAAAAACATTTTTCAAATCTACATATGCAAAATATACAAATTTTGGTCTACAAAAATTTAGAATAGACTTTACTGGGCAGCGCTCTCTACGATTATCTACAGATTCGAAGTTCACATTTTATATACCACGTTATGCAGATTTATTAATGGATACGTATATCGTTGTGACTCTTCCAACTATATGGAGTCCGATTATGCCACCAAGTAATTGTAATGAAAATTGGGCACCATACGAATTCCGCTGGATAGATAATTTAGGAACACAAATGATAAAAGAAATCGTAATATCGGTTGGCGGGCAGACGCTACAAGTATTAACTGGTAAATATTTATTAGGGCTTGTTCAGCGTGACTTTTCGGAAGATAAGAAGAAATTGTATGATGAGATGACAGGTAACATATCAGAATTAAATGATCCAGGAAATTCAGGTAGCCGGATAAATACATACCCGAATGCTTATTATACGACATTATCACAGGGATCTGAGCCGTCTATACGTTCTCGTAAGTTATATATACCGATAAATGCGTGGTTTACGCTTTCCAGTAAAATGGCTTTCCCGCTTATTGCGCTTCAGTATAATCAGCTACAGATAGACGTAGTTATGCGTCCAATACAAGACCTTTATACTATTCGTGATGTAATGGATCCAATCAATGGGTGGCCAACAGTTAGGCCGAATTATACGAAGGAGTATATGCAATTGTATAGGTTTCTACAGTCGCCACCGAGTGTGAGTTTGGCAACAGATACATACCAAAATTCGGCGCAATCAGAGTGGAATGCTGACATTCATCTGATAAGCACGTATGGGTTTCTATCAAACGACGAAGCTAAAGTATTCGCGGCAAACGAGCAGAAATATTTGATAAAGTCGGCGTATGAATGGAATTTCAATAATGTGACAGGGTCGCAGCGTGTATGGTTGGAGAATACGCTTGGTATGGTGAGTAGCTGGATGTTTTTCTTTCAGAGGAGTGACATAAATCTGCGAAATCAGTGGAGCAATTATACAAACTGGCCTTATAGTTATTTGCCGGTGGATGTAGTCCCTGCGCCAGTTAGTCCGTTGATCGATTATGGCGGGCAATATGGGGCATTAAATTTGCCGTGTGTTCCATCACCACCAATTGGTATTGGACCAAATATTGGTCCGGGTTATAATCCGGTGACTACAAACAATACAGGGTATTTCGTTACACAACCATTTAATGTCGAGAATCAGCGAGACATATTGTTGAATCTTGGTATTTTATTGGACGGTAAATATCGTGAGAGTCCTCTTGACGCAGGAGTGTTCAATTATGTGGAAAAATATGTGCGAACAAAGGGAAATGCGCCTGATGGGTTATACTGTTACAATTTTTGCCTTGATACTGATCCATTTATTATACAACCGTCTGGTGCTTTAAATACGAGCAAATTTTCAAATGTTCAGTTTGAATTTACTACGTTTTATCCACCTTTGGATCCTAATGCGAATTTTCTTACGATTTGTGACTCGCAAACGAATCCTCTTACTGGTGAACCGATACCAATCGGAGTAAATAAGCCTGTATGGCGTATATATGATTATAACTATAATTTAGTAATATTGGAAGAACGTTTCAATGTTGTGACATTTATGTCAGGCAACGTCGGGCTTATGTATGCGAGATAATCTAGGCACGAGTAAAAGATGAAATACAATATATCGCAATAAATACGCGAAATATTGTATTTAGGATAAAAGACAATACAAAATATACAACTTATACAACTTATACAACTTATACCAGAGACGTATTTAGTTGTTGAGATACTTGGACAAATGTTGTGCATAAGGGGATATGCTTGATACACGAGGCATTTATGTAGGTACAAGTGCTTCGCAGCCCTCCCAAATAATCGAGAACAGTGTTTTCAATAGGGCCACGATATGGGACACTAACAACGCGACCTTCGGATGCGCGATAATTATCCATACCTCCATAGTGTTTATTCATAGCGTGAGATGAACTCATACCATAAAATATTTTACATTGAGATCCATCGGGGCGGGTAATAAGTTCACCAGGGTTTTCATCGTGTCCAGAGAAAGCACCACCTACCATAACAAAATCGGCACCTCCACCGAATGCCTTTGCCATATCACCAGGGCAAGTTATTCCACCGTCACCGATAATATGACCCCCTACACCGTGAGCAGCGTCAGCACATTCCATAATAGCAGATAATTGAGGCATACCTACACCGGTTTTCATACGCGTAAGACAAGCGCTTCCGGATCCGATACCTACTTTAACCACATCGACGCCACCATTTAGAATAAGCTCTTCTACTATTTCACGTGTTACAACATTTCCAGCGACGATTATTTTATCAGGATAAGCAGCTCGAACACGTTTACAAAATTCAACGAGGGACTTTATATATCCGTTGGCAATATCTATACATATCCAGTTACAATCTACACTGTCAAGAATGCGATTCAGACGTGTAAAGTCTTGCTCTTGAATTCCGGTGGATACCATAAAATAGTCTGGATTAAATGTCATATTATTTTTTTCCTGATAATCTATAAAATCTTTGACATCATAGAATTTGTGAAAAGCGGTTATAATTTTAAATTTTGATAAAATACTGTAAATATCGAAAGTTCCGACAGTATCCATATTAGATGCGATTATTGGAATACCATCCCACGTTTTTAGCGATATGCAATTCTTAAATTTGATAGTTCTGGTTAGATGAACGGCTGAACGTGTATTGAGGGTAGAGCGTTTTGGACGGATTAGAACATTATTGAAATCTAGTTTTAGACCTTCTTCAATTTTTGGCATTTAGTTATGTGTATATATGTATATGGATTTATAGGTATGTAGGTATGTATGTAGGTATGTATGTAGGTATATAGGTATGTATATGTGTTATATATTCATAGTAAATAGTTTTTAAATGTATATTGTATATTTATTAATGTTTTTTTTGGTAATGTATGAATAATATAAAATGTTATATTATAGTATATTAATACATAATAATAATATATTATGCCATTTTATTCAAATTTATTCTCAAGTGCTGGTATTTTTAATAAAAATAAGTATAATGGACCATCTGAATCATTTATAGAAGGATTTGGTGTTCCTGATTTTGCAAATGGTGATGATGGAGGCAGTCAAAGTGGGGATACAGAAGATAATGGGAATACAGGGAATAATGGTGGGAATAATGGTGGGAATAATGGCGGCGGTAATGGTGGCGGCGGCGGCGGTAATGGTGGCGGTAATGGTGGCGGCGGCGGCGGTAATGGTGGCGGTAATGGTGGAGGTAATGGTGGAGGTAATGGCGGGAGTAATGGCGCTACTGGCGGAACAAATTCTACATCACAGCCACCTAATTTGTTATCTATGTTATTTCCTCAACCGCAATCTCCTAATTTGTTATCTATGTTATTTCCTCCACCGCAATCTCCTAATATTTTGACTACTATTTTTTCAGGTTCCACAGGAACAACTGCACTAATTGGATCAATTGGTTTACCGGGTGTAAACAACATGATTGCGCCATCAGGTATTCCTGGTGTCCCAGGTACAGAGACAAATACTACAATTTCAAGCCAAGATGTGGCATTGTCAAATCAAATATTTATATATGTTATACATATTTTAGTATCAATTGTTTTAACATACTTATGGGGTGTGTTTGGCGCGAATGCTCTATTTTTAGTAACAATGTCACAAGATGAAAAAGACTATGTTTTTCCTACGAAACCATACAGTTTGCCGTATTGCGACGAAAAGGACACGAGCAAATGTTTGTTCGGCTATGGTTTCCCTTATAATTTATCAGCGCGTATGTGTAACTCTGATGAACAAATATTACATGTTATTGAGAAAGAGGAGAAAAATATAAATATATTAACAGCATTTAAAGATGGGAGTAGCGGTGACGGTGTATCGGATGCATTATTTAATTATATATTTAATTCAGTGTATGGTGGAGTTGGTAGAGGAGGGCGCGGGTTTATAAAGATGATGCTGACTTTATGTAATCCAACTGATAGCACTACACCTAAAAATAAAGAATCGTGGTCTACTGAGATGAAACAGTCACCATTGCGAAGATGTCTTATTTTTATAATTTTTCCGATATTGTTTGTTTATATTTTAATACCCATTACGGGTTTGGTATCAGGTGTAATGGGTGCTATATTTGGAGTATTAAATAATCATCCTTTTTGGGGCTTATTCTTCACACTTATATTAGGAATTTTCATATTCATAGGGAATGGGATATGGTCATCACTTCAGACATTATACTTTTTCGGTCTTTACCCCTGCACGTTAGTAGAACAAAATAAGAAAGACAGATATAATAATATTTTTGAAACTGTTAAACCATATTTATTGAATATATTTTATTGTTTTATAGTATACTTTGCTTTCTTGGATTTGGGTTCTGGAATAGGTGGAGGTATTATGTTTATTGCGTTAGTTGCTGCTATAACAGGGTTTGTTTAGAGCAACGCGTAGTTAATATTTAATAATAATTGAAAAGATGTTAAAAGTATAATTATATTATTATTATAATTA